ACACCAGCGGCGAGAACGCGGCAGTGGGGGCGATGCTGATGGAGCTGCTGGGCGAGGAGGCGTTCGACGCCCTGGCCAACCACCGGGGTATCAAGCCGCAGCACCTGGCGCAGGTGCTGCTGTCCTGTCAGAAGGCCATCCTGGGGGACGACAAGACGGGCCCAAAAGCCTGATCCTGCCCCGGCTGAAGTCCATGCTGTGGGTGCTGGAGATGGAGGGAGACGTAGAGTCCGACCTGTCGGTGTTCCACCGGGTAGACGACATGTACCGCATGGGATCTCGTCGGTGGGCGGTACTGGTGCCCCGGCTGTCCGCCTACGGCGGGGCGGTCCAGTACAGACTGCGTACCTGGGACCAGCAGGAGACGGAGCAGCAGGCGCCAGCTTCAACCCCGGCACCAGCGGTTCAACCCGGGCGTACCCCGGCGGGGGGTGGTGTAGAAGTGCAGATAGCGGCAGACGGTACCCCGATGCTACCGGGCCCACCGTCGCCGTGGGACGGCAAGGAGGTCGAGGCGACACCGGCAGCTCTGCGGTTCTCGGATATCGGTGACATGTTCAGCTTCGGATGATCGGTTAGGAGACGTCGGTGTCGGACGACGGCATGGGTTTCGAGATAGCTCGTGCCTACATCCAGATCGCCGCCAAGGATCAGGGTCTGCGGGACCAGGTCAACGCCATGCTGGAGCAGGCGGTGGCGGGCCAGGTCATGCAGATCCAGATGGCCGCCAAAGACGACAACCTGCGCTCACAGGTGTCGTCCAAGGTAAAGGAAGCTGAAGCCGGGGAACAGCTGGAGATCCCGCTGGTCTTCGAGAGCGAGGCGGCGACTGAGAAAGTCAAGGCCGAGATCGACGAGATCAAGGTCGAGTCTCACGTCGATCTGAACCTCGAGACCGGGGACGCCGAGGCCAAGCTGGCGGAGATCGCAGCCGAGGAAGAGGAGGTCAAGCGCAAGTCTGACGACCTCGGGAACAACGAAGGCATCGAACGTCTGCGTGCTTCGATAGACGGCCTGGCCGGGGACATCATCGGACTGAACCAGTCCACCGACGACGTCCGCAACGCCATGTCCAACATGAAGCGGTCGGTGGACGACGTCCAGTCGTCTTTCGGATCCTCCAGGCGCGAGGCCCAAGATCTCGAGGTAGACATCGAGGTGGTGGCCGACAGGGCCGACCGCCTTGGAGAGTCTGCCTCAGGAGCTGCCTCCTCCGGCGGCGGCATGTCCTCCATGATGCTCGGCATGGCGGGTGCCGCGCTGGCGCTGGCTCCGGCGCTGGCCGCCATACCTGCCGCCATCGGCGGTTTCGCCCTGGGTCTGGGTACCGCCATGGGAGCGCTGAAGGGCGTGATGGCGGCGGTCTCGGCAGCGGGCCAAGAGGTGGGGTCGGCAGGGGCTGCAGGCAATCAGGCCGCACAGACTGCCTTCTCGAACGCGATACAGATCCGAAACGCCGAACAGGCGATCGCCGACGCCAAGCGTCAGTCTGCGATCGCGGCCCAGAACTCGGCCGACTCGATCACCTCCGCCGAGCAGCACATCGCCGACTCGATGTACTCGGTGCAGCAGGCCGAGCAGTCGCTGCAGAACGCCGAGCAGTCGGAGACGCTGGCCCAGCAGGCGCTGACCCAGGCGCGGCAGGACGCGGCCAACGCGCTGATCGACTCCCAGAATGCGGCAGCTGACGCCCACCTGTCGGTGGAGGCGGCCCAGCTGGCAGTGGCGGATGCGCAGCAGAACCTGACTGCCGTCAACGACAACAGCCTGTCGACCGACCTGCAGAAGCAGCACGCGGCGCTGCAGCTGGCCCAGGCGCAGCAGCAGCTGATCGACGCCAAGCAGCGCGATGTCGAGGCTACGCAGAAGTCCAACCAGGCTACCCAGAACGGGGTGGACCAGGCACCGAACGTACTGTCGGCGCAGCGGGCTCTGCAGTCGGCCATCCAAGGTGTCGCGTCGGCCCAGCACGGCGTCGCCCAGGCCAACCAGCAGGCGGCCGACGCACAGCATGCTCTGGCTGTCGCACAGCGCAACGCGGCCAACCAGCAGATATCTTCGGCTGAGGCTGTGCAGAAGGCGGAGCAGAACCTCACCGATACCATCAAGCAGCAGCAGCTGGCCGCTGCCGCCGCAGCTGCATCCGGGGCGGGTGGTGCGTCCGCCTACCAGCAGGCGATGCAGAAGCTCACGCCGGTCGGACGTGAGATCGTCGGTATCATCCTGCAGATAAAGCAGCAGCTGGACGGGGTGGCGCAGAACGCCTTCCTGCCTGGTTTCCTGAAGTTCCTGCAGGACATCCAGCCGCTGATGCCTGAAGTAAAGACCGCGATCACCGAAGCAGGACAGGCGTTTGGCGGTTTCTTCGCCCAGCTGGGCAGCCTGTTCCAGAACAAGCAGTTCGTCCAGGATTTCTTCGAGGTCCTGCATCAGGGTGTCGGGTTCATGTCCACCGTCGGCGGCGGGTTCCTGGACATGTTCGACAAGATCGTGACCGCCGCTTCACAGGCGGCTCCGATCGTCCAGGCTCTGGGGTCGGGCCTGTCGGAGGTCCTATCCGGCATCGGGGACCTGTTCCAGGGCCTGGTCGAGGGTGGATCGGGCGCAGGCGACACCATCCACATGATCCTGACTCTGATCTCGGACCTGATGGGTCCGGTCGGTAAGCTGGTGGGGGCGATATCGTCGGCGCTGGGCCCGGCACTGACTACGCTGATGCCTCCGCTGTCGCGTCTGATCAACGCTTTGGTCCAGATGCTGATGCCGGTGATCCAGGCTCTGTCACCATTCTTGAACCTGGTCGCCCAGATGCTGGGCGACATATTGGACGCGATCGACCCGATACTGCCGCAGATCGGACAGCTGGCGGCTCTGTTGGTCAATCTGGCCACCCAGGTCCTGACTCCGCTGATGCCGCTGTTCCAGCAGCTGGTCAACATCATCGTGGCGTCTTTGTCCGGCAACATGTCGAACCTGACCAAGCTGGTGCAGGAGCTGACCACCGCGATGGTTCAGATCATGCCCGCGCTGATACCGCTGATCCAGGATTTCCTGAATCTGTTCCAGGCTGTGCTTCCGCTGATCTCGCTGTTCCAGCAGTTCGAGACGGCGGTAGTGTCCAAGGTCATACCGCCGATCGCTTCAATCATCACGTGGCTGCTTCAGCTGGTGGACAAGATCTTGGGCCCGGTCACCCAGGGGTGGACCATCCTGGTCCAGGAGATGACCGGGTGGATGTCCCACATCGCCAGCGACGTGCAGAACTGGCTGGGACACGTGGGGCAGTACTGGGACAACATGGTGTCGTTCGTGTCCGGGCTGCCGGGTCGTATCGCCAGGGCGGCCTCGGGCATGTGGGACGGCATCTGGAGAGAGTTCAAGCAGGTATACAACAGCATAGCCAACGCCTGGAACAACCTGTCGTTCACGATTCCCGGCATCGACACCCACATCCCCGGTATCGGAACCATCGGCGGTATCACCGTCGGCATCCCGTCGTGGGCAGATATCCCCACCCTGGCGCAGGGCGCCAACATCACCCAAGGCGGCGTAGTCACCGTGGGCGACGCCGGTCCCGAGCGGCTGTACGTACCGGCCGGGGCCAAGGTCGAGCCACTGGGATATGGGTTCACGCAGGCACAGAGTCCGCAGCCGACGGGCGGGGGTGGTGTAGTGGTGCAGAACCTGATCGTCAACATCACCAACAAGATGATGGCCGATTTCAGCAGGCCGAACTCGCTCGACGCTAACGCGAAACTGTATGCTAAGCAGATTCGGGACGCGCTGATCACGGTACAGAGGGACAACCCATGACGCAGTTCGGTGTAATCAACCTGGGGCGATTTCCGCTGGTGGAGTTCCCCACCCAGGCTGCCACCGACGCCAGCGCCGCGCCATCCTCCACCACCCCCACCGGCCGCACACTGAAGATTCAGGGGCAGGAGTCGGTCCCCTCAGCGACTGAGATCGCTACCACGTCCGCGATGCTGGAGGCCTGGCGAGCGGACATGGGGGGTCTGGTCGGCAGCTTCGTACCGGTTACGTTCACCGACAAAACGGGCCTGAACGGGTACTACACCGTGACCGACTCGACGGCGGATCTGCAGAACTGGGAGGGGGAGCAGCAGACCCTCACCTGGGCGATCGACCTGATGCGGGTGGGCACCGATTTCGAGGTCGATGTCGAATCTCGGCTAACCGGTACCACCCGCAACAACTCGTTCGGCCTGTCTGGCGTGCGATGGCATTCTCCGAGCATCGGACACTACTCCTACTTCAGCGCCCAAGGGAACACCCCGAGCGTGGTAAACCGGGTCGGGTCCGACGGTACCCACGTGGTTTATGTCGGGCTGCCCGCGTCCCTCACCACCATCCCCCGCTGGGGGTGCTCGGTGTCTAACTACATGAACGGCCGGGTGAACTTCGTAGACCAGAACGGCGTCGAGCGGTCCGGTATCCTGTTCACTCCGTCCAACCCAACGAGCTGGACGCTGGCCAACGGCCTACTGAAGGTTACTCCGGTGCCGTCCGGCGCAGGTGTTCTACGCCTGCAGACCTACAACAACCCGACGGGGTACGCTGCTGTCAAGACGTGGGACCTGCTGTTCAACGGGACCAGTTTGGGGCAACCCCAGGGAGTATCGCTGCTGCGGAACGAACCCGAGATCATCGTGCTGCGTATGGTGTTCACCTACCAGTCGGTGACCCGGGTCACCTGCGACTTGACCCTGAGGCGCGGTGCCCGGCACGTCGAGGTGTTTCTGCAGTCGCAGTCGTCCGGCCAGTTCAAGATTGTGCGCACGACGCCAGAGGTGGGATCGTCAGCCACCGGGTACATCTTCGCCACCTCGGCGGACGCAGCAGGGGACAAGTATGTGGTAGGGTCGGCTCTGTCCTTCACCTCGGACCTGGTGAACGGGGGTATCTCCTCGTCCGCGTCTGTCGTGTACATGGACGCGATGGTGGGGGCCCAGGTGTCCACCTCGGCCGCTGGTGACCTGGCGGCCGATCTGTACAGTCAGTATCTGGCCACCCCGTCCGAACTGGTGCAGGGGGTACGCCGATGAGGGGGGTGGTGTAGGGTGTCAGTTACCGAGGCGATCATGTCGCCGGGGTCTTGGTCGATCACGCTGTCGGCCAACACCCCGCGCTCGATCATCGACGCACTGCAATATTTTCAGTGCGTGGTGATCTCCACCGGGCGCCACAACCCGACGATCGAGGGCAACGGCCAGTTCAATTCGGGCCGGTACGCAGGGGTGATCACCGGTCTGGATTTCCAGTCGCTGTCTCAGGGACGCGGGCCCGTAATCTCGGGCGACGGGATGGCCACCTGGCTGGGTAACGCTTCCAAGGTCGGGCCGGTGATCGAGGGCAACAACACCCCCGGCGGATCCGGTAACGGATCACAGTTCACCAGTGCGTCCTACGCCACGGTGGTCAACACGCTGCGGCCTTCGTCCGTCGGCGCGGGCACGATCTACTCGATGCCGACTTCGGCCACGTATACCGGCGGGTTCGTATGGAAGCTGCCGTCTGAAGCACTGACCTCATTTGCCCAGCAGGTGACCCAGGGTCCGCTCCCTACCCAGATCGCTGAGTGGCGGGTCAACAACAATTGCACGCTGGACTTCGGCCCGGTAGCTTCTCTGTACCGCACCACCCCCACCGTCGCGATCGTGTCCAAGAACACCGGTCTCGATATGTCCGTGCGCGGTCTGTCCGGCGTGGCCGAGCTGATCGAGGATGTAAAGGACTACACCACGCGGGTGGTGGTGCTGGCGTCGGGCCAGGGTACCTCGACCGCGCTGGGCGCGGCCAACATTTCCGACGTCGGAGGGTCAAATCCTTACACCGACTTCTTCGGACATCCCGTGACTCTTACACGGATGGTGTCGGCGTCGTCGGTGTCCTCTCTCAACGCCACCCAGTCGGCGCAGGCTGCTCTGCTGCCCTACACCACCCCCGCCGACCAGGTACGCCTGTCCAGCGACGAGTACGACATCAAGGGCGACCTGCAAGTAGGGGACTACGTCTGGCTGTACGACCCTGACGCCGGTTTTGTCGACACCAACAACGAGATCGTGTTCCGGGGCCAGCGGATCAACCCGACCAAGCAGCGGGTGATTCAGGCGGACTGGCCGGTCACGTCAGATATGACTGTATCGTACCGGGACCAGTCGGGCAACTGGTACGACCTGACCGACTACGTGATGTTCGAGGACGGGAACACCACCAATTTGACGGTGGGTGGGTTCAACAGGAACCTGATATCGACTTCGGAACCGGTCGGTACCCGTCCCCAGCCGGACAACACCACCCCCGGCGTCCCGGTGTTCGGTGCGTTCTCCTCCACCACGTACCAGGGCACGTCAGACGGGCGCACCAAATCTCAGATACAGGTGCAGTGGTCCACCCCGACCAACACCGACGGCACCACCCTGATCGACCTGGCCCACTACGAGGTCAGGTACCGGCCGGATCTGGGTTTCTACACCACCAACCCCACTTACTCTGCCCTGAATCTGGCCGGATACACCTACGCCACTCTGAACGCGATAGGTGGGACCTACGCCAACCTGATACCGACCACGGTGTCCGACTGGAAGGTGACGTTTGTTGCTGGCGGTGTGAACCAGCTGCTGATCCAGGAGCTTACCCCGAACGTCCTGTACGACTTCCAGATTCGGGCGGTGGACACAGCCAATCCCCCGAACTACGGTGCCTGGTCGGCTACGTCCACCTATCAGGCACAGTCGGACACGATCGCACCCCCGACTCCGGACACGCCCACAGTCGCTACCAACATGGCCTCGGTGCAGGTCACCTGGGACTGCGGCTCGGCCAGCGGCGGTACCTTCAACCAGGCGGTCGACCTGCACCACATCGAGGTGCACGGATCATACGATCCGCTGTTCATCCCGACGAACGCAACGAAGCTGGGCAACCTTCCGGCCAACATCGGCAACATCACCGGCCAGATACCGGTGGTCGGGTCGTTCACGATCCCGCCGAACCTGCCACCGGCGAATGCGATGTACGTCAAGATCATCGCGGTGGACGAGGCGGGAAACAAATCCAACCCCAGCGCCTCGGCCGGATCGACCGCCACGCTGTGGTCGAACGCCTACATCACCGACCTATCGGTGTCGAAGCTGACGGCGGGCACCGTCACCGCCTCGATCGTCATGGGCGGTGTGATCGAGACCGCCGCCGCCGGACAGCGGGTGGCGATGGATTCGACCGGAGTCCACGCCTACGACTCGTTCGGAAACATCACCTTCGACCTGAACAGCAACTCGTCGGTGCTGACCCTGTCGTCGTCCTCCGGCGGCGAGAAGATCACGATCGACGCCTCAGCCATATACCCCATCATGAGGTTCTACGACACGGCCGGGTCGAACAACGCGTTCATCAACGCGTTCAATCTGGACAGCAATACGGCCGGTATCGGTGTCAACTCCGGTACGTACGTGGTCGGTGGGTCCACCTACTTCAACCGCCTGATCATGGCGGGTCCGACCGGCGCTGCTCTGCAGGTGTTGGACACCACCCAGACTGCTCTGGGCGGATTCGTCCAAGTCACCAGCAACTACGCCGCGCTGGGCATCTCCGGGGGTTCCGGGTCCAACAACGGGTCGTTGACCCTGACGTACGTAACCGGAAACACCGATACCAACTGGATCTTGAACGGATACCACAACGACAACAGCCTGACGGCTCCGGGCGCTACGGAGGCGGTCGTCGCAGGCCAGATTCGCAACATATTGGCCGGTACCACCTCGTTGACTTGGACGTACGGGCCCACCATGGTCAGCCACATGACCCCAACAGGCAACATATTCTGCTCCACCACCTCCGCCACCCCCGCGTCCATGTTCACCAACGTGGCCACCACCGGTTTCACGTTCCAGGCAGCCGGTGCGCTGGGCGGCGGCTGGGACATATGCTTCTGGGCCCACAGGAACAGGTAACTCAATGGACAAGATCACGCACACGATCACGGGGGTACGGGACGTCCGCGCACCCAATTCGCCCGAACCGGTGTGGATGATCGACATGGCGTCGGACGACGGCACCGCACGAGCGGCCGGGTTCCCGCACAGCACGCTGGCCTGGCGGGCAGCCGAGTACGGCATCGACCCCGCAGACTTCGACACGCTTCTGGGCGTGGTGCTCCACGAGCCGCATATGCAGCACACGGTGCACGACCCCACCTTCCTGTACAATACCGATCAGGACACCGCACGCGCGGCCCACCTGGAGCGGGTGGAGCGGGTGAAGCGGAGGGTGGTGCACCTGGACCCGGACGGGCACCTGAATCGGATTCAGGAGGCATACGACCCTCAAGACCCGGCCGTCCACACGTTCCGGCGCCGGGTGGAGTCCATCCGACAGACCATGGCCGAGGAGGCTAGCGGTGGCTGACACAAACACACCAAACATCCTGCTGCTGCTGCCGGACACGGGCGACACGTTCAACTTCCCACTGCACGTTGAGAACAACTTCAGCGTAATCGACGGCCTGATGGGCGCTGTCGACTGCACGTCCACCACCCGTCCCAGCAACACCTACAAGGGCCAGGTCATCTTCGAGCACGACTCGGGCCGGTATGTGCAGAATACCGGTTCGAAGGCGTCCCCAGTGTGGACTTACATGTCCCACGCGGCGGAGTCGGTGACCAACAGCACCCACCCTACCTCCGGACTGACCTCCGGCCTGATGATCTACGAGACCGACACCAAGTATCTGCAGGTGTGGAACGGGTCGGCGTGGGAGCAGAAGGCCTTCGCCAACCTGACCTGCACCTCGTCCGCCCACCCGTCGGTTCCGTTCACCGGTCTGGAGATCTACGAGACCGACACCGGGATGTCGGCGGTGTACAACGGGAGCACCTACTCCTACAGCTCCCAGCAGGCGGCGGCCACCCAGGTGCTCGGCGGTACCACCGCGTCGATCACCTTCTCCAGCGTCTCGTCCAAGTACACCAACGTCACGGTCTACTGGTCGGCTCGAGACACCAACGCGGCGCTGTCGGACAGCCTGCTTCTGCGTTTCAACGGAGACACCGGCAACAACTACGGGTACCAGTACGTCGAGGGCCAGGGTACCACCGCGCAGGCTGCATCCGGGGCGATGTCCGCCACCAGCTCCATCACGATCGGCAAGATCACCGGCGCCTCCGCCACCGCCTCCTACTACAGCGGTGGCCGGTTCGACGTACTCGGGTGGAACAAGTCCGCTTCCGGACGAAACGCGGTGGCGGTGGGTGTAGGATACGTTACGGGGTCCAACACCACCACCGGCCAGCTTACCGGGTCGTACGGTGGCGGCTACGTTCCGGCGGCCCAGCTGTCCAGCCTGACGCTGCTGCCCAGCGCCGGGTCGTTCGCGGCGGGGTCCCAGTTCTCCCTGTACGCCGAGATGTGAGGTAGCGCATGGTACGCAACGAAGACGACCGTCCGGTACACCTGGATGTCAACCTGGACACCGGGGCGGTCACCCACACCCCGGTCACAGACGCCGAGTGGCTCGAGATCGAGGCCCGGGGTGCCGCAGCGGTGGCGGAGGAGACGGCGCGCCACCGGCAGGACGAGCAGCTGCGGCAGGCCGTGGCCGACCACCCGGACCCGGTCGTGCAGGCGCTAGCCAAGAGGGCGGGGGTGGTGTAGTGCCCGGCGCCGACAACACCGAACAGATCCCGAATCACCTGGTGATCGCGGAGCTGGAGCGGCAGCTGCACACGAAAACCTCGGAGCTGGTGCTGGCGAACGCCCGCGTCCGGGCCCGGGATGAGAAAATCGCCGCTCTGCAGGAGACGGTGCGCGATCTGGAGGAGAAGCTGACCCAGGTCTGACGCACGTACACCACCCCCGCCGGGGATCACTCGGCTGCCCAGAGCCGACCGGCGGGGGTGGTGTACGGGGGTTTGGGGTCAGAGTCCGAGCTTGGCGACCACCTCCTCCGGGGTGGTGCTGGCGTTGCTGTAGTCGCAGACGAACAGCCCGTCCCACGACCGGCGGTTCCAGGTGCCGTCCGGGAACACCTTGTACTCGGTCCCGTCCGGGCACACCACCCGGTGGTACTCGCTACCGGGCACCGGCGGGTGGTTCTCGGCGACCTTCCGCAGCACCTCGTCGTCAGGCCCGCAGTTTCCCACCCCCAAGAAAGACACCTCGGAGACGAACGACCCGTCCCAGCAGCGTCGCACCCACGAGCCGTCGGTGTACACCTCGTACTGGGTGCCGTCGGGGGCGACGATCTCGCGGATGACGGTGTTCTCGGACATCTTGTCCTCCTGTCACGGTAGGCTGTACAAGAGACAGCTTAGCACAACCGTGACAGGAGGACAATATTAGTCCTCCAGTGACGCCAGCAGGGCCTCGTACTTGGCCTCGGCGTCCTGCCGGGCCCGGCGCTCCTGCTCCAGCGCCACCTCGAACATGGCGTTCTCGTGGACCATCATCGCGATTAGGCGGGCGTTCTTGTTCTGCGTCGCCTGCGCGAGCAGCTGCGGGTCGATCTGGATCTCGTCCCGGTCGACCGTCACGGCCCCGTTGGCTGACGCGCCCTCGCCCGTCCCGGGGTCGGCGCCGTTGACGGCCTCGGCCACGACCCGATCGGTGGCTGCCAGCTCCTCAGCAGTCGGCTTGTGGTGGGCGCTCACGGGCTTGCTCATGTCAGGTCCTTCGCGATCTTGCGGTAGCGGTCCAGGATGTTGGTTGCCCGCACGGCCCGGCCCTGCGGGTAGAACGTGTAGTGCGAGACCAAGGCGTCCCCCACGATCACGTTGTCTTTGCCGATCAGCGGCGGCCGGTGCACCGTGATCCAGTGCTCCTCCTCCGGGTAGTCCAGCACCCCCGGCTCCGGAAGGTCGCAGAAGTCCTGCCCGTCGATCACGTGGCACGACACGCTGAACTGCTGCTTCGGCGCCAGCGGGAAGTTCTGGTAGAAGAACGCCTTCTCGGGCTCGCCGTCGTCCAGCCACCCCAGCAGCAGGTTGTGGATCTTGACGGCAAAACCGCCGTCCCCCCACCCGACCGGGTCCATGCAGAACGGGGACTGCACCACCCCGTACTCCAGCGGGATCTTGTCCAGCTTCTGGGCGTACCAGGAGGTGATGGCGTTGTTCCACATCAGCGCGAAGCAGGCCAGGGTGCCGGGCAGGTTGACCTTGGCGTTGCACAGGTTCGACACCGCGTCCTCGTGTACGTACACGATGTCGTCGTCGAACCGGAAGAACAGCGCGTCCGGGTCGGCCATGTACCGGTAGGCGTAGCCGGTGTTGCGCTGCTTCGGCTGGAGCCGGGGCAGGTGAACCGGCCGCTCGATCAGGCGGACCCAGTCCTTGTGGCGCCGCGCCAGCCGGTAGGCGTAGGCCAGGTCCGACCCTTGGCTGTCGTCGGTGTTTAGGTACAGCCAGTACTCGTCGACCAGCCCGCGCTCGTGTTCCCGCCGCAGGTAGTCGAACAGGATGCTGACGGTGGATTCACGCCCGTAGGGCGTCCACGCAACCACTTTCTTACCCGCGATCACTTGCGGCCTCCGAACAGCAGCGGCTCCCAGTAGGTGGCGGCGAGCCTCTCGACGGTGAACTTCTGGGCGACCTCGCGCGCGGCCCGGCCCATGGACTCGCGCAGTTCGGGGTTGTTGATCAGCTCCCGGACCGGGGTCTCCCAGTCGCCGCCGGGCGGAATCAGGAAGCCGGTCTCACCTTCAACCACGAACTGGCGGTAGGGGGTGGTGTCGGAGGCGACGATCGGGATGCCGAGGAACGCGGCCTCCAGCGCCTTGGTAGCGACCTTCGCCTCGTTGTACTCGGTCCGGCGGTACGGCGCCAGCCAGATGTCGAAGTCGATGGTGTCCAGGTACTTGTCGGTACCCGGCACCCAGCCGGTGATCCGAGTGCCGGGCTGGGCGATACCGAGCTTCCGGGCGTGGTCGTACGGTACGCCGACGGTGTGTGCCCGGCCTCCCCAGTCGCCGACCGATGCCAGCACCCGTCTGACGTCTCCGGACAGCTCCCACTGGGTGAAGGCGGACCCGGCCCAGCCCACTACCGGCCGGTGTATCGCCGCACCGACCCCGAGCTTCTCCAGGCGTTCCCACGGTGCCTCGTATGCCAGGTACCGCTCAGGCAGGCCGTTCGGCACCATCACCACGTTGTTGCAGTAGATGTCGAAGATCTCGGCCAGCCGCCAGGAGGCGCAGGTGGTGAAGGTGGCCGATGCGGCGTTGGCCAGCAGCCGCGCCTGCACCTGGGACTTGCTGTACTCGGTTGCCGCCGGTCCGAACTCCGGGTGCTGGTACATGTGGAAGTAGTCGTCGTCCGCGTCGAACACGGTGGTCTTCGAGTGCTCGAAGTTCCACCGGGCCCAGGAGGTGGTGGGTCCGGGCAGCGACAGCCGCTGGACCATGACCGCGTCTGCGTCCAGGTACTCGCCCTGGAACTCGATCCCCTGTCCGATGTCGTGGCCCCGGGCGCGCAGGGCCTCGGCGACGATGACGGTGCGGTACCAGCCGCACCCGCCCTCGTCGGCCGACCACAGCCACGCCTTACCCACGGCGGTCGGACTGGTTCGCCGCCAGCCATGCCCGGTGGCCCGGCAGCCAGTGCTCGGCGTACCAGGCGACGGTACGCGACAGTCCGGAGTCCAGGGCCTCCAGTTCGGCCGGGTCCATGCCGATCTGCCGCATGGTCTCGTTCTTCGCGACGACGCGGGCGCCGGGGGTCTCACCCGGCCGCATCGGCACGTGCTGCAGGTTCGGCTGCGGAACACCGGTCGCCAGCGCCATCCCGCGCACCAGGTTCGCGACGTCGTTCACGGTGCGGTGCTCGGTCGGGCCGACCTCGACGATCTCCGGCAGCTCCAGGTGGTTCTCGGCGGTCCACTCCAGCGTGGACACCAGTGCCTTGGCCACGTCGCCGACGTAGACACAGTCCGAGATCTGCTCGCCGTCGCCGTAGACCTCGATCGGGGCGCCGGTGAGCGCACGGGCGATGAACGCCGGGACGATCTTGCGGACCTTGCCGGGGCCGTAGGGCCGGGCCATCAGCTGGCGCGGTCCGTAGGCGTTCACCACCCGCACCTGGTTGATCTTGGTTCCTCGATCACGGGCGTACATGTGGCCGAGGGACTCAACGCAGGTCTTGGAGGCGGAGTACGGGTTGGACATCCCGGCGTTCCCGACGCAGATGTTGACCATCGGGATGTTGTACTGGGTGGCCGCCTCCATCACGTTCATGCCGGAGATGACGTTGGTCATGACGGCTGGGCGCGGGTTGGCCACGGTCTCCTGCGTGCCGAGAACCGAGGCCAGGTGGATGATCCCGTCGACGTGGGCGGCCAGCTCGGTCACGGCGACCTCGTCCCGGCAGTCCCCCAGCATCACCGGCCAGTAGGCCAGCTGGTTGTCCGCCACGGTGTGCCGCCGGTCGCGGCGGTGGTCGAAGATCACCGGAGTGTGTCCGCGCCGGTGCAGCTCGTCCACCACGTGCCCGCCGATGAATCCGGCTCCGCCGGTCACCGCTATCTTCACTCTGTGCTCCTGTCGGGGGACGCCGATTCTGTCGCGTCGATTAGATCATGGCTCGGTAATGGTACGATACTATCATGGTTGACTTGGTGTTCGAGGACCCCCCGGAGTACTGGCCCGATGCCGACAGCGTGAGAAAGAACGCCGGTCGGGAACAGATCGTGGCGGAGCTTGTCCATCACCCTGGCCGGTGGGTGGTCGTCTCCCGCCACGTGTCCCGGCCCCGCGCCTCCCAGGTTGCCCGTAATCTACGGAGGCAGAATCCGCCCCCGTACGAATTCCGGGCCTCTGCCAACCGTGCGGGGGAGGGGGTGGTGTATGGCCGATACTCGGCTCCTGATGCTAACATTTGAGTCAACGTAGCTGACTAAGGAGCCTTGAGTGTCCCTACTCAGTATGATGCTGGGGGTTCGGATCAGATGACGACGTCCGTTGTCTTCCAGCAAGCCGGGCCCTGGGGTATCGTGGCTCTTGTGGTGGGAGCGGTGGTGTTCGGGTACCTGGTGCCCAGACCCCTGCTGAAGGAGACCCGCCGGATCGCAGATATTTGGAAAGAGGCCTACGAGCACGAACGGGAAGGCCGGGTTAAGGCAGAGGAGCAGCGTGACACACTACTGGTCGGGTATGCCAAGACCGCGAATCAGGTTATCAGCGCCCTTCCTGCCCCGAGCCACGGTTCCCCGCCAGCTGTTACAGGCCAACACTCCGACCCCAAGGGCGAGTCTGATGCGACTGTGGCAGTCTAGGAAGACGGCGCAGCTGAAGCGGGAGAGACGGGAGGCTGAGGCCGCCCGGCAGGAGGCTAGTATGCAGAAGGCTCGTGTCCAGGCGCAGAATTCCCGGGTCAAGGGGATGGTTGCGCAGCTGGCTCGCAACCGGGACGCCGACCAGCTGGCGGGCCGTATACAGACTGCCTTCCAGCACAAGTGGGCGGCAGACGCCAGCCGTACCGTCGGCAAGGTCAACTCTTTCGCGCAGGAGCTGACTGCGGAGGCCGACAGGAGGCGCGAGGGAGGTCCAGCACATGACTGAGTCCGACAACTTGGCAACCGTGGGCAGCCAGCTGGCGCAGGAGGTGCGGGGTCTGTCCCAGCGGCTTCGCCTGTTGAAGCGTCTGACGATAGGCTTGGCGATCAGCTTCGCGATCGACCTCACCATCACCGCGATCTTGGCTACCGTGGTGAACGACCAGCGGAACACCGACCGCCGCCTGCAACAGGCGCTGTCTCAGAACTACACCACCTCCCAGCAGCAGCAGCAGCTGCGGACCGAGAATCTGTGTCCGCTGTACCAGCTGCTGATCGGGCTGGCAGACGATCCGGTACGCCCTCCGAATCAGACTGCCGAGCAGCTGGCGAACACGGCGAAGGCCTCCGCCGCCCTGCACAAGCAGTACGCCCGGCTGAGGTGTTCGAGTCCCTAACCCGGTATAGCCAGGGTGTCAATCCTTGTGCTACCATACAGGTATGGACAGCCCCACTGAAACACCCGTGAGCAACGCCTCATTCGGCAAAGCTATCGGCGTGCACTTCACGACGGCTTCCCGCTATCGCAATGGGGAGCGGGTGCCGTCCATCGACGTGGCACGCAAGATCGTCCAGGCGTACGACCTGGACCTGAACGAGATGACCGAGGCGATGGCCGGTGGCCGGGAGACGTTCGGCCACTACATCCGCATGCACGTCTTCGGTCCCGAACCCGCCGTCGATCTCAACGAGGACGGCACCGAGAGAAAGGCAGCCGCATGACCGTCACCCACATCGACCTGCACGAACAGACTCGCCTCGACGTGTCCCGGCGGGCCCTGGAGGCCAGATCGGCGCTGGGTTTCGCCCGTACCCTGATGGCCAAGGCCGGGTACCTGCAGACCCGGTTCGACCAGTACCAGCACCCGGACCGCAAGACCATGGTGGAGACCGGGTACACCTACGGTGAGACTCGGCTGGTGGTGCACATCAGCCGTGGGGGGTCTTTCGAGCAACCGCCGGTCGACGTCCGTCTGGTCGGCGGCGAGTCTCAGAACCGGCTGCTGAAGGCGTTCGAGAACCTGATCCACGTCTGATCCGGGCGGGGGTGGTGTAGCGGGTTTCGCACTACTTGACAACGGGTCAATAGTAGGATAGACTGGTCCCCACAAGCCAGGAACACGAAGCTGGGGGTTCAGGAAATGCCGAAGCTCGAGATCCGCAACTGCAACCCGCTGTTCGCTCTGAACAGCTCCGACGCCGAGAAGATCGCGGCCGAGACCGTGCGGCGCCACTCGCACCCGCAGCAGGCGGCCGAGGCCACCGACAAGGCCCGCAACTTCGCCTTGTCGCTGCTGGGCAGCCGCGAGCACAGCCTGTCCGAGGCGCCGATCGTGTCGGCGCTGCAGTCCGGGTCGTACGTCTCGGCCCGCGACTGCAGCCGTCTGATCGACTCGCTGAAGCCGCTGCCGTACAAGTCTCGCCCGACGGTGTCCGCCCCCAAGGCCACCAAGGTCGGCGACGGGTTCTATCTGCTGCCCGACCCGGACGGCGAGTTCTCCTCCTACGTGAAGGTGCAGGAGGCCCGCAACGGCAGCGGTCGGCTGTACGCGAAGCGCTGGGACGGCGAGCACTGGCAGTACGAGCCGGGCCTGGTCTACAAGATCACCCCCGAGATGACGCTGACCGCCGAGCAGGCGAAGGCGTGGGGCAAGCTGTACGGAAACTGCATCTACTGCAGCCGCGACCTGACCGACGACCGCAGCATCACCGCCGGTTACGGCCCCATCTGCGCCGAGAAGCGCGGACTGCCCTGGGGCTGAGCACAGACCGCCGGGCCCGGACTGCGGACGGGCCCGGCTTCACGGACCAGAAATCGGATGCGTCAAGCCCGTTCAAACCGGGCGTCCCCTCGGACGGGGTGTGGGGTTCGATTCCCCTTGATGTCGGCACAAAAAGGGCGGCGGCCCGCGCGCAGGTTCGAGTCCTGCCTGGTCCACTCGATATGCAAACAACGTATATACAAACGGAAGGCGTAGACGTGAGCGACGAGAAGATGACCGACCCGGGGGATCCGTACGGCTGGATCGCGGCGGTGGAGCGCCACCCGGACCCGCAGGAGTGGTCGCACGCCGACCCCGAGGGCACGAACGGACCGAACGGAGAGCCCGCCCCGGCCACGGTCGAGAACACCCAGGGCGAGCAGGTCCCGGTGTCCAGCGGACCGTACGTGGCGGTGACCCCGTCGAACTCGCTGTCCCCCACGGACGTGTTCCACGACGCGGTGGCCACGGTGCTTCCGAACGGCACGCTGCTGGTGACGCTGCCCGGCCGTACCGTTCCGCTGAAGGGGTACGCCCCCGGCTCCTGGCTGACTTTCGAGCACGTCGGTGCCGACTACTTCCGCAAGCCCGTCCGCTACACCCCGCCCACCCCTGCCGAGCGCAAGGACGAGATCCTGCGCGAGGACGCGCGCCGCAGGCAGGACCGTCCCGCCGTCCCTTCGGAGATGCTGGACCAGCGCGGTTACTCGACCGACGACGTCCTGACCCACCCGCAGCGCCGCCAGCCGCCGACGCTGGAGCAGGACTCCGACGAGGACACCGCCGACGTGAAGTCGTTCGAGCAGATCGCGGATGAGAGGGCGGGGGTGGTGCAGGGCCCAAAAGCCCGTGGCGTCCGACCGGACGCGGGGTACGACGGGCACCCGGACCGACCCGCTACCGGCGCCCCCGTCGAGACCGAGGAGAAGACCCCCGGCCGACTTCGGTCGCTGTGGCAGTCGCTGATGAGCCCGGACTGGTCCGAGGACTGACCGCCGCGTTCTGTGACCGGTACGGCCCGACCTCCTACACCCCCACCAAGCTCTACCCCCGCACCACTGTCATACCTACCCGATAGGATACGCACCACCGACTGAAAGGCATCAGAGATGAACGCCGTCAAAGAGCACCGGCCCGTGGAGTCCTTCGAGCTGAACGGCAAGTGGTGCACTCCGTGCGCCTGCGGCGAGAAGTTCACCGCTCCCTCCCCCAGCGGGGCGTACGTCAAGTGCCAGAAGCACGTGAAGAAGTACGAGTCAAAGCCCGACCAGACCCCCACCACCTCCGCCCCGGCACGCGCCAAGATCTGCGGCTGCGGCTGCGGCGAGGCGCTGGCGGTGCGGGCGGGCGGGCTGTTCCGGTCCGGCCACGACGCCCGGTTCAAGTCGATCCTGACCCAGGCGCACGCGTCCGGCGACCCGGTCCGCCACCCCATGACCGGCGAGCCGGGTGAGGCGATCGAGATCGCAAGCTGGCTGGACGAGCGTCGCGGTGGCGGCAGCTTCTGGCGCGACAAGGTGCTGGCCGGTCACCGCCCCCAGCCGGAGCGGCGGGCGCCCCGGGCGGCGGCCGTCCAGGACAGCCAGGCCCGCACCCAGGCCAGCATCGCCCGAGTGGATGCGATCATGCAGTTCCAGGCCACCCGCCGCCCCGCGTCCGGGGACGTCGGGGTGGTGAATCTCCGATCGGGTCGGTTCGGGGCCCAGGTCCTGCGCAGGCAGGACAACGAGAACCTGCAGATCCGCCTGTTGGAGGGTTCCGCGCGTGGACAGGAGATCGTGGTCGCGGACACCAAGTTCACGAAGTCGGGGAAGAAGTAACCGAGCGAGAGGCTAGGGAAACGCGTGGCAACAGCAGGCAAGATCACGGTGTCGTGGAGTGAAGTCGACGCCTACCGCCAGTGCCCCCACAAGCACGACCTGACGTACAAACAGCGGTGGGTGGGCAATACCACCAGCAAGTCCCTGTCCATCGGGTCGCTGTACCACAAGGTGATGGAGGGACACTATCGGTCGCTGATGGAGCGGCCCGGAGACCTGATCTCGGCCCGGCTGGCGGCCGAGCAGTGGCTGACCGAGTGGTCGGCCGACTGGGGCGGTGAGGACAACGAGTTCGCCGAGCTGGTCTGGTGGATGTACGACGGGTACGTACAGAAGTGGGGTTCGGACGAGGATTGGGACATCCGGGGGGTGGAGCAGAAGCTGGAGGTCCCGATTCTGACCGCCCAGGGACGTCCCAGCCGGTTCAACCTGAAGATGCAGATCGACCTGATCGTGCGCGTCCGGTCGATGAAGAACAAGCTGGCGGTCGTGGACCACAAGTCCGGGGCCGAGCTGCCCAAGCGCAAGAACCTGGACATGGCCGACCAGTTCGCACTCTACATCTGGGGCATGCGCCAGCTGAAGCATCCGGTGTTCATGGGCATCTGGAACGCTGCCCGAACCAGGCGGCTCAAGACCAAGGAATCGCCGCTGGACGAGCGCTTCTCCCGCGAGCCGCTGGCCCGCACCGACCACGAGCTGGATGTGATCGTGCGGGAGGCCTACGACACCTTCCGCAAGGCCTACGCCGCCAAGGCGGTCGCCGAGCGGCACCCGGACGCCGACACCTGCACTTGGAAGTGCGGGTTCCTGGACGCCTGTCTACTCGGTCGCAAGACCGACGCCGGGCGCGAGCGTCAGTTCCTGCTGGACACCGGCTACATCCAAGACGACACCCGCCACTGAGGGGACACCGTGATCTACGTGCGACACAGGCACCACGTCTACGCGTGGCAGCTGCCGTTCATCGGTCTGTGGTACATCCTGGCCGGGTGCGCGTGGATCACGGTGTGGAGCGCGGTGTGGTGCTACGAGGTGTATGTCGGGGCTACCTACCGGGCGTACAAGACCACGCGCGGCCTGTTCGGCTGGCCCAGATAGACAGGCTGCCCGGCGGTGTGGGACGATAGCCGGGCGGTGCAGTACCCACCGTGTTCCCAGAGGGCAGCCCGTCTGCGGGGTCCACTGTCAGGGACAGGTCGGGGTGGTGGCAGATGGACTGTGGAGCTGAATCCCTCCGCAGTTCTGAGTACAGGCGGCTTTCCGCCGGTGTCGGTTCTAGGTTCATCTCCCGACGCCGGTGTCTTTCCCGTCGCTAAGCCGGTTGGATTCCGGCTGCCACCCCGGCCGCACAAAGCAGACAGAAGAGAATAAAACAGAAACCAACATCAACCAACAAGAGAGAACAGAGTGGAACAACCGAACAAGTACAACCAGTCGCTGGACGACATGGCCGAGTACCTGAACATCCTGTACTACGGCGACCCCGGGTCGGGCAAGACCTCCGCCGCCGCCGCCATGGCTCATCTCGGTACGGTCTACCTGCTGGACGTCGAGTCCGGCGCCAAGAAAAAGCCGCTGCGCAAGCTGGGTATCCCGGTCCAGCGGATCCGGCCGGTGACGATCGCCTGCTACAAGGACATCGACGACTTCTACTGGTACCTCAAGCAGGAGCTGGAGGACGGCGCCGACGTCGCGGGCGTGGTGTTCGACTCGATCACCGAGATCCACGATGCCCTGATCGCCGAGCAGGTGGGTGTGCGGCACGCCAAGGCCGTGAAGAAGGTCACCGCGCGCGACGGGTCCCTCATCCAGGACGTCGACGACAACGAGTTCCTGGTCGAACTCCCCGAGCGCGGCATCGTGACCGAGCAGCTGCGCCGGATCACCCGCCGGTTCCGCGATCTGCCGTGCCACACCGCGTTCACTGCGCTGGCCAAGCGCGACGTCGACGCGAACGGGGAGGGGGTGGTGTACCTGCCCCAGCTTCCGCCGAAGTTCGGCACTCAGCTGCGCGGTTTCGTGGACGTGGTCGGATACTGCTCAAAGGCCCCGTCGATCGAGGACGCGTCCGGGTACCTGGGTGTGTTCCGGGACGTGGGCAAGTACAAGGGCAAGGACCGCCTGGGCGGTCTGCCGGTGGTGATGGCGGATCCGTCGTTCCACCGGGTGAACCAGGTGATCTTCGAGGAGCTGGACCTGGGGTCCGACCCCACCCAGTCCCGGTACCTGGACCGGATCCAGGCCTCCCGCACGCCGGACCCGGCGCCGGAGGAACCCACCGGCCCGCAGCCGGAGAAGTTCGACGAGGACCAGCCCGCCGACGACCAGGAGTCGGCTGCCGCATAGGGATTGACTCCCTGGCAAGCTGTCAATTACTATGGGGCCAGCAGACGGAACTGGCCGCCGCGAGAGGATACACGAAATGCCCAAGCTGAGCACCGCAACCGCCACCAAGGTCGAAGAGGCCGAGGACTCCTTCAAGCCGATCCCGGAGGGGATCTACAACGCCGTGCTGGACGGCGAGGTGGAGGTGAAGGACGGCACGAACGGTCCCTACTGGAAGTGGACCTTCAAGATCACCGAAGAGGGCTACGAGGGCCGCCAGCAGTGGCTGAACACGTCGCTGTCGGAGAAGGCGCTGTGGAAGCTGAAGGAGGTCTTCGAGGCCTTCGGCTACCCGGCCGACACCAACACCGACGACCTGATCGGCAAGCCGGTCAAGCTGATGATCGTTCAGAAGATCATCGACGGCGGCACCCGCAAGGGAGACACCGGCAACGACATCCGGCAGGTCCTGCCGCACAACCAGGCCACGACCGACGCCCCGGCGGCGTCCGGTGGCGCCAAGGCCAAGTCGAAGGCCAAGACCGCCGAGGAAGACGTCCCGCTGTTCTAGACGCGCGGGCGTAGAAACACCGCAGCCCCCGCCGTTCCCGTGTCGGACGGCGGGGGCTGCCCTATCTCCGATACACTCGGGCCTAGTCTCTCCAACAATTAAGCGGGTGGGCGTGTGCGTAACGAGCGGGTAGAGCAGCAGTGGCTGGAGCTGTTCGAGCAGGGGGTCTGGGTGTTCCCCCTGCCCGCTGGAGGAAAGAACCCTGGGGATCTGGGGGTGAAGTGGCAGAAAACCTGGGTTGAGAAGGGGCGCAACCCCTGGCCCCAGCTGGCTGCCGCGCAATTCGACGCCGAGGGGCTGTGGATGGCCTGCGGTCAGGTGTCCAAGCGGGTGGTGCTGGACATCGACAAGCCCGAGGCCGGGGAGTACTGGCGAGACAAGATCGGGGCCGAGGTCTACGACCGGGCACTGCGGGTCACCACCGGCAAGGGCTACCACCTGCACTTCCGCATCCCGCCGGACGACGCCCGCGAGTGGCCCAGCCACTCCGACAACGAACTGGGGTACGACCTGCGGGGGGACGGGGGTGGTGTAGTGATCCCGCCGTCCGTACACGCTTCCGGACGTACGTACGAGTGGGCGGGCGGCGAGCTGCTCGACGTCCCGGAGGCCCTACGCCACCCCAC